AGGAACAGCTTTAACAACTGAAATTGACCGTTCTATTGTAGGACCTCAAACAAATATGCCTTTTTTCCGTGACATCGTAAATGTTGCACCGATCAGAGGTAATAAAGTTACATGGATTAATAAAAGTGCGGTTTCCAACGGTGCTGGAATGACTGCCGAGGGCGCGGCTAAAACGCAAGTTTCATGGACTTATTCAGAAGAAAGTGCAGACGTAAAGAAAATCACGGCTTACGTGAAAGCTTCGAAAGAAGCGTTAGATGATTTGGATTTCTTACGTTCTGAAATTAACACCGATTTAAGACAAGAAATCGAATTAAAATTAGATGAGCAAATTGCCGAAGGTTCTGGAGTTGGTCAAAATCTTAAAGGAATTTTAACTTATGCTCCAACGTTTGCCGTTGCCGGAACTTCTTTAGCGGCTGCAGTTGATGGCGCTAATAGATTGGATGTACTTAGATCAGCAGTTGCATTAATCAGAAAAGCTAAATTCAGAGCAAATTACATCGCTATTAATCCAGTTGATGCCGCTTTAATGGATATGGAAAAAGGAGACGATAATCATTATATATTGCCTCCATTCGTTACCGCAGACGGAACAAGAGTTGCCGGAACTACTGTAATTGAATCATTCTCTATTGATGAAGGATCTTTCTTAGTAGGTGACTTTACGAAGTCTAATCTAAGAATCAGAGAGGAAATCAATATTAACTTAGGTTATGAAAATGATGACTTTACAAAAAATATGGTGACTATTCTTGCAGAGATGAGAGCAGTTCACTATATTAAATTGCATCACGTACCTGCGTTCGTCAAAGGAACATTCGCCGCGGCAATCGCATTGATTAACAAACCAGTAGTTTAGAGTAATTCTAAACAACAAAAAAACCGCATTCTTTTGAGTGCGGTTTTTTATTTGGAATAGTTCTAAATAATAACTATATTAGATTAAACATTTACAAAATGGAAAATAGAATAAAATTATTAAAGTCAGTAAAAGACAAAGAAACGGGAAAGCAAATCTTAACTGGAACCGTTATTGACTTAGGAAAAAAACGAAACGAAGCAGCAGTAAACAATAAATTAGCAGTATGGGTAGATTCACGCAGTTCCAAAGAAGAAAAACCATTACATGACCTAAAACCGTCCGAGAAAAAAGAGGAAACTCCAAAGAAAACTACTACCTCTGTAAAAGGAAAAAAAATCGAGACTAAATAATGACCTACAACGAAATCTTACCGCTCGCAGAAGTCAAAAACTATTTACGGATAGATGATGACTTTTTAGAAGATGATTTAGCCATTGAAAGAATGGTCCGATCTGCTTTGCAATTTATCGAAAAAAGAACCAATCACATTTTCGAGAGCAAAACCAATGTAGAATATTTAGGATCGCCAACTCAATGTAATGGATTTATTGATGTTTATGATTTTCCATTCACTTATACGGGTGATGTTATTAATTTAAAGTACGCGAATAAGGTCCGATTTAAAGCCGATAACGTTATTTTAAATACAGTTGGCTACCAAGATAGAGAAGCTATTCCAGATGCTTTAATTGATGCCGCCTTACAAATGATTAAGGTATTTTATTACGAGGGCGAAAAACAATCAAACACAACTTTAATTCCTGAAAATGTTCACCAAATTTTGGGAGCTTACCGAAGATTTACAGTATAATGATTTCAAGAAAATACACTACGAAAATTGAAGTTTGGAACACAGTAGATGTTCCCGACGGTTACGGTGGTTTTACCAATTCAGAAGTCTTGGTAAAATCTATTTGGGCAGAAAAAAGAACGACGGGAGCTGGATATAAATTTCGGGATTTTGGATTGAATGATTTCAAAAATCCAATCATATTTTCGGTTCGTGGAAAAAACAATCTTAATATTTCGGAAACTCATTTTATTATTTACAAAGGGAAAAAGTTTCAGATTAAAGCCATTGAAAATGTTAATTTTGATGGGATCGAATTGTTAATTTACGCAGATGAGACCTAATATTAAAGTTGATGCAGCGTCACTTCGCAAAACTTTAGCTGAACTTCAAAAGTTTGGAAAAGAATCGGAAAGGGTAATTTCAGAAGTTACACAAGGCGCAGCAAATGATATTAGAGATAAAGCAATGAGTAATGTTCGAGGTTATGGAACCGATGTTACCAATGCAGTCGGAAATATTGTAGTTGAGCAAACCGCAACGGGTGGAAGTTATTATACTATTAACGCGCAAGGAGTACCAATGGCGGCTTATTTTGAATTTGGTACGGGTGCATTTGTTGAGGTTGCCGATGAATGGAAAGGATTGGCTTGGGAATTTTACGTTAATGGTAAAGGATCATTACAACCACACCCTTTTCTATATCCTGCATTTCGGGACGTTAGAATCACTTATCAAAAGACCTTAGAAAAGGCAATCGACATTCTTACAAAAAGACATTCTTCATAGTTTTCATCATTATTTATTTTTGCACTCTCTTTTTAGGGAGTGTTTTTTATTTAGAAACGTTCTAAATTAGATTAAAATGCTTATATTAGAGATATGCGCACCCCTGATAAATATGTAAGAAAGTATTTCAGTCAAACTTTGACGGGTTTAACCGTTGCCGGGAAAGTGATACCTATTGCAGATTTTCGGATTCCGACCAATTCAGACGCTTATATTTTGATGACTACAATAGATAAAAGTCACGATCAGGAAACGAAGTGTAATAAAGTCTGGAATATCGCTATCACTTTAGACATTAATTCGGTTTTCGCAGGAAATACGGGAAGCAGGGTTTTAGCTGATGACATTCACGAAGCGGTCTTAAATGCGTGCGAAAATATATCAGTAGAAAACTTCACGATATATGATAAAAGCTATGAATTTGCACCCGATTTATCCAGCGTTACAAGCACTCAAACTCATTACAGAAAAATAATAATTTTTAACATAAAACTTCAAGAAAATGGCAATTGATTTATTAGGCAAGAACGAGATTTTGGAAATCCACGATGGAAACGCTTATCTCCCAATCGGATGTTTGACCACGCAAACACTAAGTGAAAGCCGTGAGATTACCGATGGAACGAAAACAAAATGTAATCTTAACCCACAAGGCGTTCCGCAGTCACCAACTTACGAATTAAGTTTCGAAGCGGTCGCAAATGATGATGAGATTACAAAAATGACACATATTAAAATGCGTGAAGAAATGACAAAAGACACACCTACCTTTTGGAGAATTACACGCGGTGGTACGGGAATCGAATTTGGAAAAGCCTATTTAACTTCTTTGGAGCGTTCAGCACCAGTAGAAGATGTAATTACGTGGTCCGGAACTTTGGTAGGTGTTGAATCTATTTCTGAAACTGATTTAGTAATTTAATCAAAAATAATTTTTTACAATGAATAAAATAGAGTTATTAATCGGGGGTAAATCGCACCCCGTAAAGTTAGGATTGCGTTTTTTAGAAAATGTGACCACCTCGGAAGGAATTACAATTGTTGACGTTTTTACAAAGTTTGAATATGAAACATTATTTTTCTTACCAAAACTGATTTATTACGCAATTAACACGGCAAATCCCGACACGTTAACACTCGATGATATTTACGATTGGGTAGATGAAATCGGTATTGCTTCCGAAGAAATTAAACCGTTCATTATCGCTTTTGCTGATTCGATGAAAGTTCATATTCCGCAAGAAGATGAAAAAGTGGGAAAGCAGAAAGCCAAGATGTCTTAAATTGGGATAGGGATATTTATTCCTTTGCCCTTTTTGAGTTGAGATGCCCCAATATTGAGTATGTAGAAAATATGACGTGGCGGGAATTTCATTTACGGAAAATTGGCTTTGAAAGAGCAGAAAAAAGAGAGTGGTATAGAACGCGCGAAGTTGGTTATGCTTCCTTAATCGGTGGTGGTGTTGATCCAAAAAAACTTACAAAAGAAAAGTATATTCCTTTAGATGGACCGCAGAAATCAACTTCAATAATGACAGATAGCATGAAAGAAGCGATGAGAATTGCACGCGAAAAAGCAAATTTACAATTAAATGGCAGCAGAACTTAAGATAGGCATTGGCGCGGATAATAGCGGACTAAAACAAGGCTTGCAGGATGCAGAAGCACAGATTTCCGCATTTGTAAGTAAGGTTGGTAAAATAGGTCAAATTGGGGAGCAGTTAAGTAGTATCGGACAAAAAATGTCCGTAGGCTTAACCTTACCTATTATTGCGCTCGGTGGTTCCGCTATTAAGGCTTACGGTGACATTCAGTCTTTACAGAAAGGATTGGAAGCTGTGATGGGTTCAGCTGGTTCAGCTTCAAAGGAATTTGAGCGTTTAAAAGAAGTTTCACGTTTGCCAGGTCTTGGAATGCAGGAAGCTGTTCGCGGTTCTATCAATTTACAAGCGATTGGAATTGACGCTGATAAAGCGAGGGGAATACTTTCGCAATTTGGAAATGCGGTAGCGTCGGTCGGTAAGGGAAAAGCAGAATTTGAACGCGCTATTTATGGGGTTCAACAATTAGCAAATACAGATTTTCCACTCGGTGAAGATTTGAATATTATCAAAGATGCTTTGCCCCAAGTTTCAAACCTACTCAAAGAAGCGTTTGGAAGTTCGCGATCTGATGAACTCGCAAAAATGGGAGTTTCGTCTAAGCAGGTTTTAGACACGATTACCGCAGGACTGGAAAAATTACCGAGAGTAACGGGTGGTATTAACGGAGCCTTTGAAAATTTAGGGGATTCCATGAAAACCTCACTTGCAAGAATCGGAAAAATCATTGATGATACTTTCGATATTAGCGGAATAATCGACAAATTAACAGGCTATTTAGATACCGCTATTTCTTACTTTGAAGGACTTTCACCTGCTGTTCAGAAAACTATTTTAGTCGTTACTGGATTGGTTGCCGCAGCAGGGCCTCTGTTGGTTGCTGTTGGTGGGTTTATCGCAATGATGCCAACAATTTTAACGGGTATCGGTGCAATCGGCACATCTTTAACGGCACTTACTGGACCTATCGGTTTGGTAGTC